TGGAATATAGTATTTGTGATACAAATATAACCATATTTATGATTACCTCAAAAATTATTTAATATGAATGCATACAATGAATATTCTGAAAGATTTTTAGAAATAATAAATGTAATGGGAATATCAGATTATTCTATTTGGAATAACGTTAAAGGAATTACCAAAGAAAGAATATCTCAAATCCGAAGAGGAGTTTCAGGAGCATCTCTTAATATAATCAGCGCATTTTGCTCTCATTATACTAATGTAAATGCTAACTATATCATCACCGGCCGAGGTAGCATATTTATTTCTACTGAGGAGTTACCTGAATCTAACCGCATCACCAATAAAACCACTTACGAAAAGCTACTGGAAGAATACACCCGTCAAACAGAAGAATTACTATCTCAAAGAGACAAAGAAATCAGAGCTCTTCAATTAGAGAATGCACGCCTCAAAGCAGAAGCATCCACGAGAGAAGCCGTATAATTTCATCATATTTATTCAATACACGACATATTATATCTTAATCTGAAACTCTCTAAAAATAAATTACACTTTTTATGCTAAGAAACATACATACCTCCTGAAACTTTCATTTTCCGCAAGTGTTTATATTAAACGATTCTCAAGATATAAATAACAAATTAAAATCCTTAAGCTATGGAGATGTATGAATTATTATTAAAGCGTCTGATTACCCTAACAGACGAGTATTTTAAGCTACGTAAAGAACTGAACGAATTAAAAGAACAACTTCATCCTACACTAAACGAAAGATTTATCGGCAAACGAATAGCCCCAATGAAAATAGAGAAGGCTAAATGAAATTGAGAACGTTGATTGTACTATAGCGTCAATAAAGCCGGGATAGCCTGTATCCCGGCTTTATTATTTTCCTAAACTAATTAGTAAACTCAAATAAAAAATATAGGGGGAATAAAACGAAAGCCCGGAAGTATCATCCCGGGCTCGCAATAATCATCTCTCGATGACATGTACAGAGAATGTCGTCAAACAAAAGTCATTGATATTTTTATCAAAACTGAACTGTACATAATTCTTTTACTAATTCATTTGATACAGACAGGATTTACACCTGTACGATAGGAGTTTTAGAGTGCGATAAATTTTACGAGTACGCCACATTCTCAACCTATCTATAAACGGAGCATCTTTAGCGTCTAAATTCCGCCACTGTATCAAATGATAGAGTATAATGCTTGTTTATTTCCATTTTTCCCGCAAAAATAACAAATTTACAAAAGCCTCACAAGTATCTTCACTTCTTACTTAAATTTCCAAATATAACATGACCATCGGCAAAGACATTTTCATAAGAACCAATTATCTTTCCATACTTGACTTTAATTCCTGTTGTATCATCTTCTCGCTCTTTACGGAGAAATGGCTTCTCTTTAGACAAAAATCTCTCTATAAAATAAACCTGGCCTTTGCCGGATACCTTAGTAGTGGTAGTCACTAATACAGATCCATCCGGCTTAGTGATTGAGGTTTTCTTCAACTCAAAAAGTCCTAATTTCATAGCTTTTTGTGTAGGCTGATTGTAGTAGTCTCCCTTTTGGCAAAGATAGCCATTTTCACGCATCCAGGAGAATAAACGGTTTTGCCCGATGTTCACACCGTTTTGCTGCAATATTTTCGCCAATTCCGCTACAAGACAAGAACGCTGAGAGGTTGAAACAGCATCAGCAAAGAGAACCTTCGGAGCATCCTTTTGGATCTTCTGTTCGGCCTCGATAAGACGTTGCTCTTTACGTTTTAGTGTTTCTTATGCAACAAGTAACGCACGTGCCATTATTTCTTCAGGAGTATCGTCTTGTTTGGATGCAATATATCCGCCATGTTTGCGGATTGAAGGTAGAACTTCGTTTGTTACCCACTTACGGAATTGTTTAGCTTCGGGCTTACGGCTGTCAAGTATTGCATCATATAAACCGTCTTCATTTACAAAGTTGGCTTGTTGAATGCCACCGCTTGTTTCAAGGGGGTACTTTGAAAGTACATCCTTATCTAATCGTTGTGCTACCTTGCTGGGAGTTAGGTCTAATACTTGGCATACATCGGCCAAGCAAAATACTGGTTCATTACTCTCATTCATTGCAACTCTTACTTGGCCAAACTTTTCATTCTGGAAAATTTTAATGTTATTCATACTATCTGGGTAATGTGCCCCTTCACACATTTAAAAAAAAGACCCCACCCTTTCACCGTCATAATGTGGCTGCTTGACTGTTACTCAGGTAGGGCCCCAATATTTTAATTCAGGTAGCAGCCACGAAACCAAATTTTTCTTATCACTATGCAAAGGACAAAAAATAATTTCATATAATCAACACCTGAAACTTGCTCTCTTTCTACTTTTGATTTAAAACGCTACTTTTGTTTTTAAATAACAGTTATTTAACCAATAAGAATAATTATTTAACATCATTTACGTCATCTGATTATTGAAAACATAATCAATTACCTTTCGGTTAGCTTCATTAATCATAGTGAAATCTTTCTCAATATAAATATCAGTGATTTTCATCTTGCTATCTACATGGTTTAGAGCTTCATGCACTACATACTTATCAATTTTCAAATCATTGCGTGCTATAGTTGCCCATGAATGGCGCGCAGCATAAAACTCAAGATCATCTATCACTATATCTTTCCCCATTCGTTTCAGTTCCGCATTGATATCCTTCTCTATTTCCTTAAGGCCTTTGTTTATAGCAGAATTAAAACAGGTGTGATTTACATACATTCTGCTAAACCGAAAAACTTTCTGCTTTGTCTTATCTTCATATTTTTCCATCAGATTTTTTATGAATGGGGTTACCTTTACATGAATCTCTGCTTTGTCATCCCTTCTTGTAGCTGTTTTTGTACGAAAGTACTTTATCATATTGTCTTTCAATTCATCACAATTATATAAATCGACAGAGTTCATTCCTATCAAACAGAAAGATAATATGAAACAGTCCTTTGCTAAATTATACCGGCAATTCTGTTCTATGCTTTTTCTCATATTACTTCTGTATTTATATGGCAGATCTGCTATCATTTTAATTATAAAAGGTGGTATCGCCCTCTTTCTCGCCACCTCCTCCCGTGGTACTTTAAATTTAGCAAATGGAGCCCATGGGATTCTTATTACTCCACGTTCTTCATCATTATATTTTAGTTTTGCTTGATTATATAGATGCCTAATGCAAGACGTATACTTGCATAACATGCAATTTGATGTTACTCTCCTTCCCTTTGCAATATCTTCTTTGTTGGCTTTCTCTTTTTTTTCTATTATAAATTTAGAAAAGTCATTTAAGAATTTATAAGTTATCTCAGACACACCGATTACTTCCCTTCCGGTAAATTCTATCATTGCTTTAATAGTACATTTGTAATTAGAAGAGGTACCCTTTCTTCCTTCTGCATCCATTTTTTCAATATGCTCCCGGGCAAACTGTATAAAATCAATGTCTTTTTTATCCTCCTCTACTCTGGTTACAAATTCTACAACCTCTTCAATTGACATGGAATTGATAGACAAAGATAGTATATTGCATTTGGAACGATATGAATCTATAATCTTGTTAAGCTCGTCAAGGATTGATTGATTTTTTATTTTCATCCCTCTCGTCATATCTTCCTTCTTCACATAGATTGATGTTGCTATCCTTTTTATCTTTCTATTGTGAGTCACACGTATCTTCACATTATATGTCCCATCTTGCCTCTTTCTGGAAGAGCACACCTCTATTCTGAATGTTGTTGCCATAGTATATGATTTTAGTTATGTTGAAACAATGTTGAAACAACTGCAAACAAAAGTAGCGTTTTAAATCAAAAGTAGCAAGTATAACGATTGAAAAGAAAAAGCGGGAAATCACTTCCATTAAAGCCTTTTACGAAATAAAACACTGATAATCAACATTCAGCAAAACAGAAAGATAGTTAAAACAGACTATCTTTTTTGTGAACCCGAAGAAATCCAAACTATTAACACTTCTCCCTGTTTGGGAGCCAGTGAAGCCCGGAGTTTAAATCCTCCTCCACTTTGCGGCTCATTCAGGCTTTTACCTTCTTCCAGTGAAAATTTCTCTTCAGCTGTTTCCGACAGTGCATCCAGAATTTTAATATCGAAATCGAAATCTGCTTCCTGTACTTGCAACAGTGGCAGAGGTACCAATGTCAGTATCGGTATACTTACACTTTGCGTTCTTCCCCCGCCGGCATCCTGACTCTGATAGTTGAACGTAAGCATACGTATCTTACCGGTCCGTCCTGTCACAGGATCATAGGATTCAAATGCGATTTTCATCAGATAATCCAGATATCTTTGTGAAGATAATGAATCCGCTTCAATAGTTGCAATCAAAGGACCGGCAATCAATTGCTGAAGTTCCATTACCTGGCTACTAGTGCTCCTAACTTTCTTATTATCCATATTATATCATTTGATTTTATCGCATCACAAAATCTTCCAGTAACGAATCATCATCCGTTTGACTGACTGAATAATTGCGAGGACTGAACTTGATCTTAAAACTGTGTATCGCTTCTTCAGGCATATTCATCAGTTCATCAGCCGTGATGGCCACATCCAGCTGTGGAAATGAATGAAGACTTTTAAAGTTGGCATCTACCGACAGTTTTTTTACAATAGCTTCCATCGCTTTTATAATATTCTTTTCAGCGGTATCACGAAGTTTTTCTCCATCTTCTCCGGCAAAAAGATCATCAAGATCTGTATCGTAAAGAAATTTTTTACGTACGACATCCGTCAGTCTGCTAATCACAACATCGTTATTCACAGAACCATTACTACTGTCTACGGCATCATAGAGATTATTTCGGAAAGAGTTTCTCATATTACGGCTCAGAAAAGTGCAGAATTCCTGATGAAGTTTGTTTTCTTTTTTAAGCCGTTCAAAGAAGTGTTTCTCTCCTTCATTTCTCTCTATATCCGAAGTCATCACTGTGGTGACAGCACTGCTAATGGCTACCCTGGCAACTTGTTCGCACAGTTCTTTAAGGAACTGACGGAACTTATCATACTTGATATTAAACTGTTGCTGACTTTCCGATGCACTTTTTACACCATATTTCAAATCCAGTTCCATATCGCTTACCATAACATTAGGCAATTGAAAATCTTTCGCCTTTCCGTCTTTTCCGTAAGAGTCGCCAAGCGACAACGAATAAAGATTTGCTTCGTGTTGTGCCGAAACGATATCACGCAATATAGAGCCGATTACTGAACTTAACTGAGCCATAATATGATTTTTTAAGTTTTAATTAACGTTATTCCGTTACCTCTTCCTGGGGAGTTGCCGTATCTTTTTTCACTTCGACAATCACTTCCTTCTTGCTTCCCTCTGCTTTGATAGTATATGTACCTTCCGGCAAGTCGATAATCTTACTGTCACCACTTACCTTAAAGTCGGCCGCATTGGCTCCGGTTCCTGTAATAGTCAGTTTGTCAGGAGCCAACAGACCGCTGCCATCCTTATAGGTGGCAATCAACCGTACTGTTTCTTTACCATTTTCAATAAGCAGCAAGTTGCTGTTCACTTCCAGTGTACCGGCAGGATCGGAAACATCCAGTGAGTTACCCAGCAATTCCAGAATTTTAGAAAGACCTGCGGGCATACTGTCTTGTCCGGCTTTTACAGCCACGTCCATGGTATACTCTACACTGTACTTAGAATCGGAAGTTGCTTTAGAATCCTTCTTCGATGAATAGCTTGCGTTCATATCCGCATTCATTTTGAAGCATCCGAATCTCATACTGGCCGAAGCCTTCAAAGCCGCATCCTTAGATACAGATTCATTCGTCTCTGCCGTTGTCGAAGAGGAAGCACTGATATTAGCCTTAAAATTAATATCCACTTCACGGATTGCAATATAAGGAATAGGAACGATGGTCAGCAACGGAATATTCAACTGAACCAAACGTCCGCCCTGAATGAAGGAGAAAGAAACATTAACCGCTCTCTTCTCACCGGTTTCGGGATTAACGTTGATACCTACATTCTGAATAAATTCCCAAGTTGTTTTTGCTGCTAAAGCCTGTGCTTCCACACATGCCTTCAACGGACCGCCAATAATAGAACCAAACGGAATCGCCTGCAACGCACTGGTTGCGACCTGCGACGGTGTTTTGTCAACTGCCATAATAATTGTTTTTAATTTGTTACTTAATGATTTTGTCTCTTTTGTAAGCTTACAATGCAAAGGTAGCGCACGTTCTTTGCGTAGTAAATTTTTAATTTTAGACAGGGCTGAATTTCTTCCCACTCCCTTTCGTCACTTTCCCAATGCCCGCTTAGAATAAATCTTATGGAAACAGGCTTGAAAGTCCTTTTTGTGAGATTCACTCACCGGCAACATCTTTTTCCCTATATGCACATAGTTGCCAGCAAACCCGGTCACTTTAAAAAGATTGATAGCATACGACCGGTGGATCCTTTTAAATTTGGTAAAAGGCAGATCATTGTTGAAGACACGATCCAAAGGATAGCTCACTGTTATCTCGGCACCATCCTCCATATAGATTACACAATAACTTCCGGATGCTTCCACCCATAAGATTTCATCCAGAAGTACCCTTCTGTACTCTTCACTGAAGTAAACAAAAATAGCATTATCAACCAATGAGTTTTCCGACTCACCACAACAACAATACGGTTTGATCAAGTTCTCTTTCATAATTGTTTTATTGTTAGTTAACTGAAGTACGTCCATGTGATTATTTAGCATAATCTCCTCCGGGAGAAAAGTACAAGCTATGTTTCAGACTGTCATAATAAAACAGAATACAACCCTCTGCCCGAATATACCCTTTTGTGGGTGAACTAAGATGAAGCGGATAACGGACCGGACAAACCCGTCCGTCGTTAATACGATGATGAACAATGGCAAAATATCCTATGCTGTCTGTCCCTAATATTATGTCCGGACGGCCTGTGGATGATTTCCATCTTCCATACATCCCGTCCGGCATTTCTACCGAACTATGTTGGCAGCTTAAAAACATAGGTATAATAAAGGCAAAATATAAAAAGGAGCTATATAAACCTTCATTTTTACTCATAATTTAACTTATTAAATTTTATTTAGTGCAAAAATAAGAGTTTATTAACTTATATAAATTTTATGTTCTATATAGTGCATTTTTTTTTTCGAATACCAGATTATTTTTTCCGAAAGTATTCTTTTATAAAAGACATATAAAGTTTAAAACACTCTTTTATCAGTATTAAAAATAAAATTATATTTATTTTTAATACTGAAATAAAAAAATACTATTATATTTTAACTTATGTCAATATATTTCTCTCATAGATTTGTACAGAATGGCATTGATATGTTGCTCTTCATAAATAATTAATTGATGGGT